TAGTAGATGGACATGAGGTGCTGATACTCGTTCTCTGTCACGGCTCACACCACCTTCCGCAGCCGAGGGTGATACCAGCCGATGTACGTGCCGTCCTTCCAGACGAAGCGGATGCCGAACAGGTTGAAATACTTAGTGTTCATAGTTAAGTCCTCCATAAAAAACCGAAATCAGAACGCTTAATTTTGCACTGAGGTTCTCCATCTTTCCAGAAAACAAGTCCCTCGATGTAGTGATCCGAAAGATACTGCTTGATACCCTCGAAAGAACGCTCCACCTCCACACGCTTTACGCCGTGAGGCTCTAAAATATCGTCAGATAGACCATATGGGTTGCTTTGAAAATGTGGGCCAATCGCCTCGTATGTTCCATCGTCTCGAACGGGTGTGTTGTTATATGCGTTGACAAACCACTTATTGCTAGGGGTGTCATCTACCTCAACCCAATGAGGCCAATGCCCTGTAACGGGATCGGGGTCACAGCAAGGGATAGCTCCAACAGGCGGCGTTTTGCCGTTTTTCGCATCATACCGCTTATAAAACTTGCCGCCGATGATTGCACAACAGCTCCCATCGATTTTTTCTGTTGCGACTCCCTCTCCAGCAAGCACCCACTCCATTCCGCTTGTCACTTGCTCGGTGATTCCGATAATCTTGTGGTTTTCGTAAACACGTTTGAATAAGGTTGGAATCTTTTTCATGTGTTGCCTCCTTCATCTCTCTCGCCACATACAGCTTAGACATCGTCATCCTCCTTATACGGCTGTTTGAGCCATTCACCAAAGCCGTTATGTTCACCCCAACAATACTCCTGTACCATACAAGCACCGCAACAATTTGTTGCAGCAATTCCGCACAAGAACACTTTCAACTCCTCGTCCGTCATACTACGGATATGGTCGGCGTTGGTCATGGTTTGGTTTCGCTCTGACATCAAATCCGCAAACTCAATACACTCTTGTGCGATACCAAAGGCTTCTGCGTAAAGGGAAGAAAAACACTCTTTTCGGAGTTCTTCAAGAATCCAATACGCTTCTGCTTTCGTCATCCTCGCTCACTCTCCTTTCGGCGGCGTGGGCAAAAGAGCCCAGTGCGTGGGCTCACAAGGTAGTCCCATGCAAACCCAGCATTTAGCGGGTGCGGCATAATTCCCGATGTCTACCCCGAACTCGTGCGTATAAATGAGATAATTGACCATATCGCCGTTTTCCTTACGCCACGCTTCGGGTGGCTCACTCACAGGAATCCACTCCTGCACCGTCACGCCATGTCGAATTAGGTGGTCGGCAAGACAGCCTACACAATCTCCGATGCAGTTCTGCCCAAAGTGGCAGTTTTCTGTCAGCAACTCCACCAGCTTTTCACGAATGTCCATTGTCAATCCTCCACTTGGCAAAAGTCCACATTTTCTATTGCCACTTCTACATATTCTCTTGGAAAACGCCCTCTACCGAACATATACTTTTTTGTGGCTTTCTTTACAGCTTCTTCTTCGGTTTCTGCGTTAACCTTTTCTAGCCAACTACAACTTACAGATACCCAATACTCAGCCATTGTCTACCTCCTCAAAGCAATCCTCGCCAGCAACGAAGATATTACGAATCCGACAATCAAGTCTATATGTTGGCTTCTCTCTGCCATCCATATAGCACACAGGGCACTCGTCCCAATGAGCACACTCCACACAGGGCTTAATGTTGGTCAAGTCCATTGGTTACCTCCAAATCCATCTTTGCGCCACAGAAACAGCATCGATGGTGGGTGCGGCATAAAGGAACTCTAAGCAAGCAGTCGCACCATCTTCTTTGCCGTCAGTATAATCATCGTGAGTGCCGGCCCTAATCCGTTGAATATAGAGTTGGATTTTCTGCTCTAACGCCTGTCTATCAATCAAATCCATCGTCAGCCCTCCAAAGCCCCAGCTTCTTCCCATGCGGCATAGATCTTCTCGCCCTGCCGTGCGATCCAATCGACCATCTCCTCGTTCCGTGCCCACGCAAAGTCCATACTGAACGTGGAACAATCAAGGCCACTCTCCACAAGAAAAGCGTGGACGATTTCGTGCCGCAGAACCTTCTTCATGTACGCCAGCATATCGCCGAGCGACCCTTCGTTGTCGCGTTCTACCACGATGATACGAGCCGTCCAATCGCAGTAGCCATTGCAATCTTCGAGGTGCTTATCCTCGCTCAGAGCGCGTTCGTGGATCTCGTACTTAGTACCGAGGATATTAACCTTGCGAGCAAAAATTCTCTTCATCCGCAGACCTCCTCTCTGAACGCCTCCTCATAGGTCATACCGGTTACAGTGAGAATACAATCAATAAAGAACTTTCTCGGCTCGTGAACGCCACGGAACCAAGAAAACACGGTACTGGGGTTAGTGTTGACGATCCCAGCAAACTCCCGCACGGTCATTTTGTTTTCGCCAAACCACTTCGCAATGTTCGGATAGATGAAATCCTCGTGTACAAAGCGCTTCTCCATCTGAGGGTAGATTTGCTGAATGTACTGACGAGACACGCCGAACTTATTGGCTACCTCTTGATACTTGCAGCCGTCGAGAAGCATTGCGTATGCCTCGACCTTCTGTTCCTTAGTCATTTAAGTGCTCCCTTCAATTTTTCTGCACTGGTAAAATTCTGTGTTGTTACGACGTTGCGGTATTCCTCTCGGAGCTGTATCAGAAACTTCACAGGATGCCACACAGTCGAAGCAGGGATGGTACGGGCGTAGACACAGTAATCGCGGTATCTACGCTCTAGCACCACCTCAACGCCGTTTAGACGTGCTTTTTCGAGATACTTGAGATCGTTGTCACTCAGTAGATTCACGAACGCCCTCCCCACTGAGGATTTCATCAAACATCCAGTAGTCACCGAACTCGCGACCCTTAACGAGAACAACCGTGCCCATAGGCTCCACGATCTGTCTGCGGTACACGTCTCTCACCTCTCGCTCTCTGAATGGTGTGCGGTTTGCGAGGCGGTCAGCGAGTTTGTCCTTGCGTTTCAGTGCTTTCTTGAACTCGCGTTCGAGACCGGCGATGGTTTTTTCAAGTTCGGGTGCATCTTTCGAGTGAGCAAGCATCACCTTCGCCCGCTCGATTTCCGTACCAAGACAACGAATCTTGTCCGCATTTTTCGTAATACTCACTTTAATGCGGTTGGTATAGTCCTCATCCAAAGCGGGGAGTTTTTCGATAATCTCGTCAGGCTTACCGATCCACAGATAGCCGGATGATGCGCCGAGATAGATGTATTCGTCACTGGGGACGGTTTTCAGAAACTCTGTGAGTTTCATGTTTTACTCCTTCCTTGTCTGTGGCGGTGTAGCCACAGAACGTACAGCGATAGTATTTCGTTGGTAGGTTCACGGTGAACCTAATTTCGATAATCGGTCTGCCACAGCAAGGGCATTTCTTGGGGCGGTTCATAAACAAATTTCCTTGAAGTAAGGCAGACCCTCGATCCAGTCGCAGAGCGTGTGCCAGCAATCGAGCTTGTGATTCTTACGGGCGCGGTACATATTCAGCAGAACGGCGTAGTTGAGCTGAACGGTGCGCTTCTGATTGTAGCTGGACGGGAGAAGCTGAATCATCTGCCACCAGTAGGCCTTTTTCAACTCGATGTCCGTGCCGCTGTCACCACAGCCAAGAAAAGCTTCTCTTGCTTCATTAAGCAAATCCACGGTGCGATGAAGTTGGAACAGGCTACCAGTAAAAAGATGTTCGTGGCTGAAATCATCCATCGTAAACTCTTTAGCATGGATCTTGTGCATCGTGGAACAGCTATTGGCAACCGTGCCAACCTTGTATGTATCGAACTCCTTCCACCAATACAAAGGTGCTGTCAGGTCAACTGTCACATTAACCATCCTCAAAAATTTGCCGTGGTCAGCACCAGCCTTTGCCAGTGTCTTCATAAGTTTAAGGTCATTTTCACCGATGCAGTAAGTCATGTGGCAATCCACATACCTCTCACAATCTGCCAGTTTTTGACCACACAAATCGCTATCACTCTTATCCCAGCTATTCTTAGGGTTTCGCATACCACGGATGGCTGCCTCCCAACCAAAAACTTCGGTGTTTTCAATTGCAATCATAAACGAAGCACTCCTTCCCTTCTCTATTAGGAATATCGATAAGTTCCTTGTGTTTCGCTTCCATCTCCATCGCGCCAAGCACGTTGAACGCCGCAGCCGCCAAGTGATCCTCGTCGTCCCAGCCGTCGAGATATTTAAATAGGTGTCTTAACGCAGAATCCATAAACGAGGAAACAGGAAGCCCCTTCAAGTAGTTCCATCGTCCGTACTTGGTAGCACCAGCCTCGTAGTGCTTACTGAGACGGAGGATAGCAGCGTTAGGGAGGCTCACCATGTCGCCCTTCCCTGCCGCCATATCGCGTACAGCACCGGTATCGAATGACCGGCGTTCACCGCTGTCTTTGATGGCATACGCCACGGGGCCACCAAACACAATGTTATAATTTCTTTCAATGTTCGCCTTTTCCGAAAAACATTGTTCTCCAGCATCGGAAAGTTTTTCCAACGGGCAACCTGCACAAGCGTTGCGGGGGTTATTCGATTTATAACTAAAACAAAAATCTCTCAGCCTGCCCCGTTTTTCTTTAATGTTTATCATTTTTTCTCCTTTTTACACAACTCACATAGCCACCCGCCAAACTCTCCACGGTAGTTGTGCTTACAATCCATACAGCAGTACATACAGATGTGGCATCCTTCTCCGTAAACCCGTTGTACTGCGGGGTGAGGGCATTTACGGGCAGAAAACGAGTAACGTAGTCTGCGGCACTTAGCGCAGATAACATCATCTTTTCTTCTCATAAGGGTATCTCCTTGCGGTATAGTAGTCCGTCTCGCGGTCGAGGCGGTTCTGCCTCTCGCGACGTTGCTCCACCCTTTTCCGCTGAAATTCGTGGTACAAATCACATTTTCCGTGGCATCCAGGGTGGCGTTCCTCGCAGAGATAACACGGATTATCGTTCTTTGACAATTTCTAATGCCTCCTCGACGCTGTGGGCGCAGCCGGATATGGCTCCGGCTGCCCTCATAGCATCTAAAAACTGTTGTTGGTCTGGGCGAGGGTTCTCCCCTGGGAGCTTAACCTCGATGTAGAACGCCTTACCGTCCGAAATACGATGACCCCACACATCGGCCTCGCCGTGTTGCCCGATATTCACGATCGAGCCGTACTTGGTGTAGAATTGCCCCACAGTGTGGTTACGAGCGACACAGCCGTTCTGACAGAGGGCGACGATGATACGGTTTTGCAGTTTGGTTTCGGGGTTCATAGCTTAATACCCAATCGTCCAATCCGGGTGACGCAGATCGAACGCATCGCCCATCTGAATGATGTCTGGATAATTGCTCATAGCGACCTGCTTGGCGTACTTGTCGATTTCGTATGCGTAATACTTCACGTTCGTGAACCCCATCTTGTCCAGGCAGTAACGACCGGTGCCGATGCCGTCATACATAGACAGCACCACGATCTCTTCGTCTCTCGGAACGGCTTTCAACTCACCGTTGAGAATGTGGATGATTACCTCAGCCGTCCAGCCGTTACCGAGCGCCTTGTAACGCTGCGCGTTACTCACGCCCTCCGTGTAACCAACCGGCATAGTTTGGAGCCGTTCACATTCAGTAGGGGTTAGTTTTCGGATGACATAGTAACCGTCCGCGAGTTTGATGGGGTACTGCTTATCCTTGATGGTGATAAGGCCGTCCTTAACCTCATAAATCCGGCCTCGCCAGCCGATGCCAACAGGTTCAGCAACCATGTTTCTTTGATTTCTCTCGATGGTGTTCCATGCTACAGCGCCGTTGTAACTAGCGGTAAGAGCGTAGGATTTCTCGTTAGAAGTTAAATCTTCGCCACTTTCAAGAACATCTCTTAGCAAGATCCCTCGATCTTCGGGCTGCTCTACCTCCCAATTAAAGGCGTAGAATCTCTGTCTGTTCTGAGCCGAGACAAGAGCGCTGTTGATGTACATAAGAGGTACTTCAAGCTCTTTTGAAATTTGGTCTTTGATAGCCTGTGCTGCCGACTTGTTGTTCTCGTAGAGAAATAAATCGGGTTTAAACTTTTCCTTGGCAATCAGGTAGTTCTTAAACAGTTCCCAGCCCATGCCTTCTGCTTCGGTTTCACGACCATTTTTTTGGGCGATGCTCCAAAAAGTACAAGGGCTACCACCCATCAGAATTTTAATCATCTATCGTCTTCTTCCTCTCATTACTTGTGCGGCCCACGCCGCAGGATTCTTGTACCCGCGTTCCTTTCCGATTTTCACTAGCTCAGAGAAACTACGGGCTTGCCCCTGCTCACGTCGCAGTTCTTTTCGTTTTTCTTCCGCTTTGGCTGCCTCCTCAGCGGTTATGCGCTGTAACTCGATTTCTTCGTGGGCTTTAATCTCTCTCGGCGACAAGGGGTACTCAGCGCCGCAGTACGGACAAACGGGAGCGGTCTTGAACACCTTGAAACACTTGTCGCAAGTGCGGATGTAGAAATTTCCATTTTCATCCATACTCTTACGAGCTTTGGTTGGTTTCTCTAAACTCCACTCGCGTTCTTCGTCCGGTAAGCCTAAGCGAAGATAGTTCGTAACCATGTCGAGGATGACTGCCCGTTTGCCCTCCTGGTATCGCATACACCGCATAGCACTTTGTATGTATATCGTGGTACTGAGTGTGGGTCTGAGGAGTATGCAGCACTCGCAGTCCGGAACAGAGATACCTTCCACGATTAGCAGAACATTCGAGATTATCTGAATCTTGCCGTCTCGGAAGTCTTGCATGATGCGCTGACGCTCTGCTTTCGGGGTGTTACTATCAATGTGTTCAGCCTTATATCCCGCGTTTCTGAACGCCTCTGCAACGCTTTTGGAGTGCTTGATGCTCGTACAGTACACAAGCGTTTTCTTGCCCTCAGCGTGGCTCCTATAGGCTTCTATCACATCTCCGTAGATAGCTGGCTTCGATAACAAAGCCTCCGCTTCGCTTATCACGTAATCGCCACGATTTACCGACAGTGCCGAAACATCTGCTACAGGGACGGAATAATAATCGTATGGAGCGAGGCGCTTGCGTTCTATAAGCTCCTTCACGCCAACGCCAACTATCATATCCTCATAAACAGCACCCATCGGATCGCCTGTTAATCGAACTGGCGTGGCGGTTAAGCCTATTACTCTGCAATCGTAGTAATCTAAGACTTTACGAATCGTCTTCGGAAGCCAGTGAGCTTCGTCTGCGATAATTAGGTCTGGTGTACCGTTCTCGCCGAGCCTGTTTACTTCAGACCAAAACAGGGCAACGCGGATGTTTTCGGTATCGAGACCAAAATCAGCGAAAAGCTGTTTGTGCTGCTCTGCCAATTCCTTTCGATGCACCAGCACCAGCACTCGCTTTCCACGACTAGCGGCGCTCTCGCACATCTTTAGGAATAGGTAGCTCTTCCCTGCTCCGGCTATCCGCAGGGTGCTACAACGAGCACCCTGCGGGTTCCTCCTTTAAAGGATTCAAGAGCCTTGCGGTAAAGTTCGTCTTGGTAATCGAATAGCTTGACAGCCATGATTACATGAAAGGCAGGTCAGACGCTTCGATTACGGGAGCAGAGGTGACGGGTGCAGTGTTACCGAACTGTGCAGGAGGCAACTTCTCCTGGTTCTTCTTTGAGAGGCAGAAAGCGACCTTAGCGGAGGTGCTACCGTTGTATTCCTCGTGGCGAACGCGGACCGCACCAACCTTGCCCACCCAGCCACGGT